CTTTAATTCGCACAAATTTCGTTTTTTCAAAACTTTTTGAGGGGTCACGGTTCAGCAACTTACAAATTTAAAGGGTGATTTTATGAAAATGGATATTGTTGCGGGTAGTAAGAACGATGAATATTACACCCCTGAATACGCAATTCAACCAATCTTGAAATATATAAAACCAGGTTCCATTGTATGGTGTCCGTTTGACACAGACGAATCTCATTTTGTCAAATTGATTAAGAAAAAAGGTCATAGAGTTATTGCAACCCACATAAAAGATGGATTTGATTTCCTCAAATGCAAACCATTCAAATGTGATTATATAATCAGCAATCCCCCATATTCAATTAAAGGTGAAATTATTGAGCGGTTATTTGAGATCGATATTCCGTTTGCGATGTTGGTTGGTGCGGTTGGCCTTTTTGAAAGTCAGAAACGATTCAATATGTTTAAAAATAATAAATTTGAAGTTTTATATTTTAATAAGCGGGTTTCTTATCATAAAGACTATTTGGAAGAAAAACCAACATCGCATCCGCCGTTTTCTAGTGTTTATATATGTAGCGGATTTTTACCCAGGCAAATAATATTTGAAGAAATAAAAAAATAAAACAGGGGGTGAAAACGTGCCAGGACGAAAAGCAATGCCGATTGAACTATTATTAATCAACGGCAACAAAAACCGTTTAACAAAATCCGAAATCGAATCCAGGCGAAAAGCAGAAAACGCAATTAAACCCGCGTCCAATAACATCAAGCCGCCAACATGGTTAAATGCAACAGCTAAGAAGGAATTTAAAAAGTTGGCCGCCGAATTATCAACCGTTGATTTAATTACCAACGTTGATGTAAACCAATTGGCGATTTATTGCCGGACATATGCCAGGTATATCGAAATGCAAAAAGGCATTCCGGAATTAGATGAATATGGCGATCCGAAATTAGATGAAAATGGAAACATGATTATAGTTTACGATGAAAAACAAATTGACATCCTCTACAAACAACTAAAAGGAATGGCCGCCGAATTTGGTTTCACTCCTAGCAGCCGGGCCAAATTAGCAATCAAAAAAGAGGACGACAAACCCAAATCCGAAGAAGAAAAGTTATTCGGTGATGTGTGATGGAAACCGCGCAATCATTACTTGAACGCGCTTATAATTACGCGGTTAAAATCGAGGATGGAACCATTGTTGCATGCCAAAAGCATAAATGGGCTGCAATTCGTTTTCTTGATGACATCAACAAAATAGGGTTCGATGAATACGAGTTTTATTTTGATGCTGCCGAATTGTACAAGTTTTATAAATGGGCGTTCTTGTTTAAACATACAAAGGGCGTTGTTAGCGGCCAACGGATTGAATTAACAGATTTCCAATTGTTCATTGCTGCAAATATCTTTTGTTGGAAACGTAAAGGCAACAACCTAAGACGAACAAGAAAAGTTTATATACAGCTTGCCAGGAAGAACGCAAAGAGCCAGTTGTTGGCCTTGATCGCATCCTATACCGCTTTTCTTTCAGAAGAGATTGAAGAGGCCTACATTGCAGGATGGGGCCGAGAACAATCGAGCATTGTTTACAATGAGATACTCAGCCAAATCCAGGTCGTTGATTTTTTACACGGTAAATATTCGGATGCCTATGGAAAGATAAAACATCTTAAAAGCGGATCAGTTATCCAACCGTTATCGAAGGAATCAAGAAAAACAGGCGACGGAAAAAACCCTAGTGTTGCGATCCTTGACGAATATCACGCCCATGAGACATCCGAAATATACGATGTCCTTGTTTCTGGTATGGTTGCCAGGAAAAACCCGTTAATCGTTATTATCACAACGGCAGGGTTTAACATTAACGGCCCATGTAAGACCGAATATGATTATGTTTCCAAGGTATTGGACCCGAACCAACCGCAAACAAACGAAGAATATTTTATTTTAATATGCGAATTGGACCAGGGCGACGATATAAAAGATGAATCTAATTGGGCAAAAGCGAATCCTATTGTATCCACATATGACGAAGGAATTAAGTTTTTACGCGATGAATTAAAAATTGCGTTGGATGTTCCCGAAAAAATGACGGCTTTTTTAACTAAAAATATGAATATTTGGGTTAATCAACGACCAAATGGTTATATGAATATGGAAAAATGGGCGGATTGTTATGAACAATTCGATTTTGATTTATTCCGTGATTCCGAATGTGTTATTGGTGTCGATTTATCCGCCAAACTAGATTTAACATCCGTAGGGTTCGAATTTAAGAGCAATGACAACTATTATGTGTTATCCCATTCATTCATGCCAGAGGACACGTTAGCGGCTAAAATGAGAACGGATAAAGTGCCGTATGATTTATGGGCGCGTCAAGGTTGGATTACATTAACCCCAGGCGGCGTTGTTGACTATGCCTTTATCAAATCATTTATAGAAAACAAAGTTAAAGAGTTTAATATAATACCCGTTGAGATTTGTTCGGACCCGTGGAACGCAAGCCAGTTCATGCAAGATATGGATGCGGCGGGATTTACAAACGTTGAAATTCGCCAGGGCATGCAAACACTCGGAGCGGCTACAAAAGACTTTAGAGAAAAAGTATATATGAAACGGGTTAAGCATAACGGAAACCCCGTTCTACAATTCGCCGTTTCAAATGCCGTCACCAAGATGGATTCCAATGAAAATATCATGTTAGACAAAGCGAAAAGCACACAACGAATTGACCCGATAGCGGCATTAATTAACGCCCATGTTCGGTCGATGATGAATATAAATACTAAATCAGTTTACGAGGATAGGGGATTAACAATGTTATGATATTGGCGTTAATAATACTAGGGATTTATATATCAATTGGATTAGCATTATATTTCAGTTTTCCTAATCGAACAAAATTACCGATCCATGTAACCATGCCAATAATTGTGGCGTGGTTTTTTTTATGTGTTGTTTTCTTATTTCCTGAAAAGAAAAAGGATTCTTGATGATAATTTGAAAGGACTGGTAAGCCAATGGAGATTTGGAAAGATATTAATGGCTTTGAAGGTTACTACAAAGTTAGTAACAAAGGGAATGTTTTTTCTGTTCGTAGAAATAAAAAATTATCTACTTGTATTAGTCACAAAGGATATCACGAAACACATTTATCTTTAAAAGGTAAAAGACGTAAATTTAAAATTCACAGACTTGTAGCTAATGCTTTTATCCCCAATCCCGAAAATTTATCTCAAATCGATCATATCGATAACGATAAATCAAATAATCGCGTTGAGAACCTTCAATGGATAACCAATAAACAAAACAATCAAAAGAAATGGGATGAAGGTTTCGGAAGGAATCAATTTGGGGCAAAAAAGGAGGTGAAAAAAATAAATGGGTTTTCGAGATTATGTAAATGAAACCAGGGCAGCAACGGCGGGAATCATCGCAACGAATTACTCAGGTGATTTAAGCGGGTTTGATGCATTAACTTTATTTAACTATACATCGGCAACGGGTATGGATGTAAACGAAAAGACCGCATTAGAAACAACAGCCGTTAGTGCTGCCGTTAGGATCATTTCAGAGGCGATTGCATCATTGCCGTTCAATATGTATCAAAAAGTAAAAGGCGGCGGTAGAGAGGTTGCAGAGAAGCATCCAGTACATGCCCTTTTACACGATTCACCAAATCCATACATGACATCGAGTGTCTTTTGGGAAACCTTTGTTTCTCATATTCTCTTATGGGGCAACGCATACGCGGAAATAGAATGGGGTCCAGATGGCCAGGTTAAAAATCTATGGTTGTTAAGGCCTGATATGACCAGACCGTTAGTTGATACAAACGGATCGTTATACTATCAAACAACCGCCATCGATACGACTTTCAATTTACCATACTACAAAGTTTTACATGTTATGGGATTAGGATTTGACGGTTTGATGGGTTATTCTCCTATTCGTTTATACCGTGAAGCGATTGGACTATCTAAAGCGACTGAAAAGTATGGAGCGAGATTTTTCGGGAACGGCGCGAAACCTGGTGGAGTTCTTGAACATCCTTCAAATCTATCTAAGCCCGCCGCCGATAGGTTGCGTGATGGTTGGAATCAAATGCATAGTGGTTTGGATAATAGCCATCGGATAGCAATTTTGGAAGAAGGTTTAACTTATAAACAAATTGGTTTACCGCCAGAAGACAGCCAATTCTTACAAACTAGGAAATTCCAAATTGCCGAGATTTCAAGGATATTTAGAGTGCCATTACACATGTTATCCGAACTGGACAGAAGTACAAACAACAACATTGAACAACAATCGATGGAGTTTTTAACTTACACTATTAATCCGTGGATCGTAAAACTAGAACAAGCTGTTAACCTTAAACTTTTATTGCCGAATGAGCGTAAAAAGTATTATTCACAACATGAGGTTGATTTGCTTTTAAAAGTTGATACACAGGCAAGGTATTCAGCCTATCAAATAGGCCGTCAAAACGGCTGGTTAAGTGCTAATGATATTCGGGCAAAAGAGGGGTTAAACCCTATAACCGATGACCAGGGCGGGGATGCTTATATGGTAAATACGGCAATGCAGCCTGTTAAAAATTTGATGGCTCAACCAATCGAACCGCCTGTTGAAGGAGGTGATAACGATAATGAAAAAGAACAAGCACCAAATAACAATCAACAACTTGGAAATGAGAACAACCCAGGGGAATGACGGACAAGAACAACCCGTGATAAA